ACATATTTCTTAGTGCTGTAGTCCACACTAGGGTTTTTGGTGCTACCACTGTTACCGCAACAGGACAAACAATTGCTACTAGTGGTGTAGTCCATACCCGAGCTTTTGGCACTGCTGTTCTCAGTGTTGGCAGTACAACTGTAACTACTGCACCGGTATTTCACGGTCGTAACTTTGGCACAGCTTCGTTGGTTCCTGTGCAGGATAGTGCTCCCAAACTAGTGTCTACTATTACTCATCAGCCAAGCTTCATAACGAAGTCCGGGATGATTCGCTACTATCGTATAATCTCCTTGGCTATAGGTGAGTTGGCAATAACACCGTCGTCTGTGATTCATACTCGTGCTTTCGGATCACCTACCATCAGTGTAGGTACTGTTACTGTTACTACTGTTGCAGTAACTCATACTCGAGTATTCGGTACAGCTACGCTGGGTCTTGTTATCTCACCATCTTCTGTAGTCCATACTCGGGCATTTGGAACACCATCAGTAAGACTAACTATCGTTACAGTAAGTGTAACCCATACTCGAGCATTCGGTACAACTAGTGTGACTCGCGGATTGGTCACCATCACTACTAACGCTGTGGCACATACAAGAGCTTTTGGTACCGCTGTATTGAGCCAATCAGGTGTCCTAGTTCCACCTTCAGTAATCCACACACGAGGCTTTGGTACCCCATCAGTTGGTGGGCTTAGTAATAATCCTAGTATGAAGCAGGGTAGTATTTCTATGCAGCCGTGGAGTACTAGTACGGTTGAGCATGACAAGGTACGACCAAAAACGGAGAAAGTGTAATGGCTAGATCTAAGAACGTACAGAATAGGGGTTCTAAAGACCTCGTTATTGGGTACAACCCAATGCCCAAGCAAGCAGAGGCTCACCGAATGGAAGCTAAGTATAGAGGCTTCTGTGGCGGGTGGGGGAACGGTAAAACGTCTTGGGGGTGTGTTGAGACTTTCGTGAGATGCCATGAGTACCCAGGTACTAGAGCTATTGTGGCGCGTAAAACGCGGCCTGAGCTCAAGTCGACGACGTGGGATATGTTGTTGAATGGGGATCCAGGTCATCCACATGCTTGGAATGGTATACCGTCTGAGGCTATCGGCAACCTCAATAAGTCCGACCTCACGATAGAGCTACGTAACGGCTCTATTATCTACGGTCTGCCTTTGGATGACCCCGCTAAGATTGAGAACTACAACCTAGGGTTCTTCTGGATCGACCAGGCCGAGGAGATTGATGAGGAGATTTTCCTCAAGTTCCACGGTCGTTTGCGTCAGCTTGTAGGGCCTCGTGAGGGGATAATGACGTTCAACCCTGCCGGGCATAACTGGCTGTGGAAGCGGTTTCTTGACCCCATGCGTCCGCTCAAATGGACTAAGAACTACCGTTGCGTGGAGGCGACGACTTATGACAACCCGAACCTTCCGGATGACTATTTGGAGCAGTTTGAAGGGCTCCCCGATGCGTGGCTTCAGCGTTTCGTCATGGGTTCCCACGACGTCTTTGTGGGGCAGATCTTCACCGACTGGGATCCGGAGATTCACGTCATTCAGCCCTTCCGTATACCTAGCGGCTGGCGCCGTTGGCTCTGTATTGATCCTGGCATACGGCATGAGGGAGCTGCTTCGTGGGTAGCTCAGGACTTCGTGGGCAACAAGTACTACTACCGTGAGATAGTGACGGCTAATCAACCAGTTGAGTGGTGGGCGACCCAGATCGTTCAGGCTGAGTCTATGAATGATTATGGTGGTCCGGACGAGACGATATTCCGACGGTTGATTGGACCTGAGGCTAGTCAACGAGCGCAGACTGACGGCAAATCCGTACTAGATCTATTCAATGAGTACGGCTTATACCCGGAGCCTGCTGATCGTTCGCCCAGTGCACGTATCTCTCAGATCACGAGCAACATACGGCCGCGTGAAGACCATGCTAATCCGTTTACTCACGAACGGCCAGCACCACAGTTGTATGTGTTCTCCTCATGCTCTAAGCTAATCGAGTACATTCCGCAGTATCGTTGGAAGCCTGTACGGGTGAACTATGCTGATGAGGATCCACCTGAGAGTGTGAGAAAGAAAGATGACCACCCAATCGACAACCTGGGCCACATGCTGGTGGCTATGGACGAAACGCCATTGCCGGAGGAGACACGCAGACGGGTGCTCACTCACGAGCAGCAAGTACTACGAGATCTCGAGGAGGAGATTTATGAGGAGGCCGAGCAATACCAGCTCAACCGTGACAAACTACCACTGGGGAGGCTATAGTGCATAAGGTGGAGCGAATGACTCAGACCCCGACTCAGTGCATGTACTGTGGACGGGGCAATACACCGGACGATCCGGATACGATGGACGAGTTCTGGGCCATCGACCTAGAGAGAGATATGAACTGGGGCGACTCGACGTACATCTGCAAGTACTGCTGTGATGTCCTAGCAGCGACGGCTGGGTTTGTGACGATGGACCAGCTGACTGAGCAGATGAATATTAACCAGGGGTTGAAGAAGAAGGTCCATGACTTGCAAGCGAGGCTTGAGCAGCGAAATCGTCGGCTTGATGCCATCGCTAAAGGGCAGCAGGCAATTCGCCGTACAAAGAAAGAGCGTGCACCGGACGAGGAGCCTACTGTAGTGCCTAAGAAGAAGCGAAAGAAGGCGGCATGAACGGGTGGGCATCATTCGCGCTGATCGTATCAGTCGGCCTGAACGTCTTGTTCGCTGTACTGCTTTCCAGGCGATCCGCACATAGCATGTTTTTGCTCGATCGTGCTCACGAACGGACGACGAAGTATACCGAGGGCCTTGTTGACCGCCTAATGTCCCAGGACTGGGTGACATACAAAGCATACGAAGTAGAACCTGAAGTTGAGCTAGAACAACCTGCACCACCTGAACTACAAGTAGTCCGCGGTCCTGATCGTGGAGGCTTTGGTAGCAGACTTGGGCTTACTGCCTGGCGGTCGCCTGAGGAGGATATCCAAGCTCTTGAAAATGAGATCCCCTAAGGAGGTCTGAATGAGGGTAGGTGAAGCGACCAACGACCGCGACATGGTCGGGGCTCTCAACGAGCTGAAGACCCAGCGGATGAATAACCGGATGCCCTTTGAGGTGGGGTGGTGGAACAACATCGCCCTAGTTGCTGGTGACCACTATGCTGAGTGGTCTCAGAATCAGGGGGCTTTCGTTGAACCGAAGAAAGAGGACCACCAGATTAGGCTAGTGATCAACCAGGCTCGTGTCGTAGCTAGGCAGGAGCTATCGAAGATCACGAAGTCCAGGCCTGTCATGGAGATCATGCCTCGCAGTTCTGATGACAATGACTTGGCAGCCGCTAAGGTGGGTGGCTTTGCGTTGGATGCTGCTGAGTGGAAATTCAGGCTGCGTCGGCGCCGTCGTCAGGCACTGTGGTGGACTCTGTTGACCGGTGTGTCTGGCATCTATGTTGGGTGGGATGCCTCTAACTACGACGATGGGCACATTGAGTTTGTCGTAGACCCCGTGACCGGTGAGCCGACATACCACCCAGACCGAGTCGATGCGTTGAAGAAGATGGAGGCGGCAGGCGATGTAGGCACGTTGGACATTGAATCTTGGCCTCTGGGTGACCTAGAGTTCAAGATTTACTCTCCGTTTCAGATGCTACCTGACGACACGGTGATGGACTGGGAGGATATCGCAGACATTATCGTGGTCGATCTCGTAGAACTGGAGAGAGCCAAGGATATGTGGCCCGACTCTGCTCGAGATATACAAGCTGAGTCTGTGAGCCCGTCGACTCTCATGGGCCGTATGATGAGGCGTGCAGGGCTTGCTGCTGGGCAGGCTACATCTGAATCCGTGGTCAACGTCTTTAGCTACTGGCTGAAGCCCGGCGTGTACCAGGGCAAGTACCTCGAGGGTGGCAAGATGATTCGCTGGTGTAACCGTAACACGCTCTTGGAGGTCCACCCAACCTGTCCGTACAACGACGGCTTGTTGCCGTTCGCGTTCTTCACCCACACCCCCAACGCCACATCTCTGTGGCCCGATTGTACCATCACCGACATCCGGCCAATCAATCTAGAGCTAGACAAAACGATCTCTCAGCTCCTTGAGAACCGAGACTACATGGTCAATCCCATGTGGCGTTCAGCAGCACAGAATCAGATGGGCAAGATCAAGTCTCAGCCTGGCGGTATGCTGAAGTATGTCCATGTCCGTGATGTGCCACCACCCGATCAGATTCCGGGTGTTCCACTCCCCGCCCAGATCGAGAACCTTGTCGTCGGGCTACGTGATATGCTGCTTGACGTGTCAGGCATGGGTGAGGTATCTCGAGGTCGTGTCCCCTCGGGTGTGCGTGCGGGTAATATGCTCGCGTTCTTGCAGGAGGAGGATGAGACCAAGATCGGGCCGATCATCGAGGAGTATGAGGATAGCATCGCTCGTATGGCTATGCTCACGCTATCTCGGTATTCACAGTTCTATACCAACCAGCGTATCCTCCGCGCATACAAACCAGGAGGACGTTCGGATGTCCGCAAGTTCAAGGGCGCAGACCTGAAGAACAATACCGACGTTGTGGTTCAGGCTGGGTCTGCGTTGCCGAAGCTGAAGAGTGCTAAGCAGCAGTACATTCTGCAGTTGGTCGAGCTTGGTATCGAGAAAGATCCGAAGCGAATCAAGGACTTTCTTGAGCTAGGTGGGGGTGAGCCTGATGAGGTTGATATGGCATACGCCCAGGCTGATCGTGAGAATGATCTGATGCTGCGTGGTGCTCAGCAACAGCTCGATAAGGATGAGGAGGGCTTGTTCAGTAAGCCTCCAGCACCTGATCCTATGGCTGCTGATCCTGCTACTGCTGGGATTGAGGGTGCTCCCAGTATGGACGGTATGCCCCCTGATCCAATGATGGCTCAGAGGCAAGCTGAGGAAGCAACTCCTGCTGGTGCCCCGCCGTTGAATATCCAAGAAGGTGCCCAGCCTTCGTCCTTTGCCGTACCGGTGAAAACGTGGCATCTGCACGAAGCGCACGTTCAACGCCACCGTCGGGTAATGATGGGTGCCGAGTTCGAGAAATTGGCACTCACCCATCCAGACGTCGTCCGGATCTTCGACGAGCATATAGCTATGCACGAGAAGGCAATCCAGGAGGCACAGATGGCTCAGATGCAGATGATGCTTGCTGCTCAGGGTGGTCCTGCTAAAACGGCGCCTGCTCAACAAGCACAGCCTCAGGCGGATGCTGCAATGGTCCCGCCTGGTGGGGGTGCTTAGTGCTATCCTACGAAAGGAGTGGGATGAAGACCACAATCAAGTCGAGTGGCAAGAAAGGAGGAGGTACAGATGAGCGAAGCTGCAGTTGAGGCTCCTGCTGATAGCGATGTGTCAGAAGACCGAGTCGCTGAACTTGTGAGTTCGCTCACAGTTGAAGAGCTGGAGCCAGTGATAGCTGAGGCTGGCCCAAACAAACTCGCTGCAATCGCAGCAGCGGAGGCATCAGGTAAGGAACGAAAAGGCGTCCTCGATGCGGTTGAGGCACGTCAGAGGGCTCTTGAAGAGGACGGGGTTTCAGCGGAAGCTGATGTCCCTGAAGAGCCATCGTGGGCGGATGCTCCTGTCGAAAGCTTGATCCCTCTCATTGCCGCTGGGCACTGGGTGCGGTTCAAGAGTGCGATGGGAGTTCCAAAGCATGCAGTCGGTCGTGACGGTGTAGTTACCTTTGCAGCGTCCAAGATGGCACCAGGTCAAGACACGATCAGTGATGGTGCTTACACTTTCCAGGACGGCTCAGAGGTCTTCTCTGTGCGACTCCGTGACACAGGCGAGGTTCTCACTGTGACACGAGCTGCCTTTGCCTCGTTCGACACCGAGCAAGCGAGGTTGGGTGCCGCATGAGCAACGTATTCCAAGACGGGGATATCGACCGGGTTATCGCAGCTCTGGACGACAAGATCGTTCGTACCGATCAGGGCTCCTATATCAAGGTTGATGACTTGAAGGAGTTCCAACGTCAAGTCCGTGAGATGAAGGAGGAGGAAGCAAAGAAGGTGAAGCCTAAGACCTTTGCTGAGGCAAAGCGGATGGCCATGGCTGACCCTGATATGCGAACTACTCCTGAGCCACCACGTGCACCCGCTCTCTCCAGCGTAAAAGGAGTAATAGCACAGGAGGCATGATGAATTACCGCGATCTTTTCCACTACGAAACACCTGATCTTGAGGGTGGAGCGCCCTCAGCGCCGGGTACCGTCGAAGCAGCTCCTGTTGTTCCTGACCCCCCGTCGGCAGCGACGATAACTACTGATACTCAGGATGCAACTCAGGGGCCAATCCCGTATGCCCGTTTCAAGGAGGTAAATGATGCCCGCCGTGAGCTCGATGAGCGACTTCAACCATTCGCTCAGCTCGAGGATGTCGGGTATCCAGCCGAAGAACTCCAGCGGCTAGTAGCGTGGGAACAGGAGTACAGCCAGGATCCAGTTGGTACGTGGTTGAGGCAAGCAGCTGAGATTGATGGTTTGCCGGACGAGGTAAAGGTGGTAATTGAAGCAGTAAATGGCACCCAAGGACCTCCAGCGGACGGAAGTCCTCCTCGGGCAACTGATATCTCAGGGGCTGTCGTCGAACCGCCTGAGTGGGCTCAACCCCTGATCCAAGAACGTGAGGCTCGTCTTGCTGCTCAAGAGCAGGAGGCGATCACCGGGTTCTATGACGCTATCGTCCAAGCTTGGAAAGATCTCGACAAGACTCAGAACCTAGTCAATGAACTGGGCGAGTCTACAACTCCGGACGCTGCCATGCACGCTTTCATAGCCTCTGCATCGGTGAACGCTGGGAGTGCAGAGGAGCTACTTCGCACGGCACGTGAGAGCTATCTTGCTTCGCGAGAGGCTATCCTCAAAAACGAGATCAAGGTCCCAGCTAGGGACGGGTCAGTGCCTCGTACGGTACCCGGCGGTGGGCCAAGTTCTACTGGCGCAACTCCACCTCCGAGGCCACGAACGCTCCGAGAGGCAACACGCATGGCACAGGCAGAAGCCGAGGCTGGTACGCTCGGTGCGCCTCGCGCCTAATGTAACGAGGAGGTGACATGGCCGTAGCAATCAGTGAGATTCGCCGGGATGCAACTGCTCTCAAGCGAGTCATCTGCAAGCTCACGTTCTCTGGCACCTATACCACTAATGGCGAGGCGCCTACAGTAGGGTTCCTCAAAGCCCTCTCGCTCTCCGCCATCATCAAGGCAAATATCGACCAAGGTGGTAATGGTGCCTCAGATGGTTTGGTTGCCAAGTACAACCATTCCACGAACAAGGTCCAGCTCTACGAAGGTGGTGCTGCAGCCGACTCGCCCATGAAGGAAGTTACTTCCGGACAGGCGATTGCTGTAGTCCTTATCGCTGAGTTCATCGGCGACGGAAACTAGGAGGGAGGTACGAGATGGCGCTAGACACCGCTCAAGCTGACGGTGCGTTGCAGAACTACTACCTCCCTGTGGTAGTGGAGATGATCAACCAGCGTGCGATGTTGCTCTTCGGGTATAGCCCGGCTGAGCTCGAGGCTGGTATGGGTCATGCCAACGCCGCCAACGGCGAGACAATCAACTACAACGGCATCATCAAGGACGCTGACGCCTTCGAGTTTGCTGGTCGTCAGTGGTTCTTCAGTGCCCACACGAAAAGGAATGAGTCTGGTACCGCTACTGCTGAAGGTGGGTTGATCCCACTTCCCGGCAACCAGGGGTATGAGGACTTCACCGACACGATCCGCCACTTCTACAAGCAGATCGAGATCACTGGGTACGCGATGGAGATCTCTGATCGTGGAGTGGGTCGCTTCCTCAACCTGCTCGAGGGAGAGACTGAGGGTGCTATCAACGACGCCCGCTTCTCACTCAACCGCGAAGCATACGGCGATCAGACCGGCAACCTCACAGAGGTCACGGCTGATGGAGCTAACACCTTCACAGCTACCTCGCTGCAGTATCTCCGGGTTGGTATGATTATCGACCTGGTGAACAAGTCCACGGATGCTGTTCTTGCTTCCGCGAGGACGATCACTGCTATCAACCCCACCACGCTTGTCTGCACCTACAGCGGTGCGGATGTCACGGTGGTTGCTGGTACGCATGTGGTTGTGCTTACTGGTAACTGGAAGAAGGAGATCAACGGCCTCCGGAACATCATCGGCCCTGACGGTGCCGCGTATCCTACCCTCCACAGCGTGAACGGCTCTACGGCCGGGAACGAGTACTGGCAGGGTAAGGTCTTCGACGGTGGCGCTGCAACATTCGATGAGGACCAGGGTCAACAGGTTCTCGATCGAGTCGCTGCAGAGGGTTGGGAGACTGAGATCCTCATCACGACTCGCGGCATTCGCCGTAGGTACGTGAACACGCTCAAGGCCCAGAAGCGTTTCAATGACTCGATGGCGGGAGTCCTCCACGGAGGGTTCAAGACCATCGACTTCAACGGGATGCCTATGGTGATCGACGACCAGTGCCCGAAGGGCTACATGTTCTTCCTCCGCCCGTCCGACCTGCTGTGGTTCTACCTCGGTGGGAACGACTTCCGTTGGCTGCAGAGGGATGGTAAGATCCTCCGCATGGTCCTCGGTGCCGGTGCTCTCGGTGAGGACAAGGACAACTGGCGTGCGACGCTGTACCGCTGGCACGATCTCGCCTGCAAGAGGCGCAAGACGCAGGCGCTGATCAAGAACCTGGCTGACGACGTGGCTACGGTCCAGTCGTAGGCTGACGAAAGGAGTAACGTGGAGGTACACAGCATCGGTACTTGGTTTGACCGCCATGACGGTGTTGTGGTGGTCGAGGACGACGTCCAGAATGTGGTGAGAGACATAAAGGCTATCTCTGATCGCCTACATGTCTTCTACAACCCGCAGACTGAAGGCTTCGATGTAGTCGAGCACTGCCTGGATAACACCCAGCGTCTCGTCTTCTCTGTGCCTGAACTGGATCCACGCGTCCTCGACCGCCTCCGCGCTGCTGATCACTGGCATGGTCAGGATCAGCCCTTGCACATACTCGGCGAAGGTGAAGACTTCGTCGCGCGCGTGGACGAACACAACGAAGAGTTGCAAGCACAGATAGACGCCGATGGTAAAGGACGTCTTCGTGAAGCCGGCGAACGGCTAGCTTGGGCTCTCGACAATACTTCGGACCAACACAGCAAGGGTGGACAAATCCTAGTGCCAAGGAGTGTCGATGGCTAACATGCAGCGAGATGAGTTCGTCACGGAACTAAATGCCCGTGGGTGGTCACGGTTCACATCTACTCAGCTTCAGAAGTACTTGGACTGGGCGTTGCAGGACATCTACGGCATGGCTAGGTATAATCGGTCCACACTGACCGTGACTACAGTCTCAGCCACTGTGCTCGATCTGATTCCGTTTGCTACTGTGTCAGCTGGTGCAGCAGAGTTGGTCCATCAGATCAAGGCGGTATTCGCTAAGTATGGTACTGATCTGTACCCAGTTGAAGCAGCTAGTGAGGACCAGTTCATCAACACCATCTATGTGAACCGCTTGGCTACAAACCCAGTGAAGGCAGCTTACCCGGTACTCTACTACGTGTACCAGTTGGGTGTTCATCTATACCCAAAGCCTCAAGCTGCGGTAGATATCATCATCCACAGTTTGCTACGTGAGGATACGTTCACTGGTGGTACTGATGTTACAGGGCTACCTGAGCGGTTTGACAAGGCAGTCCTAGCACAGACAGAGGCATTCTGTTACCGTCGTGCCCATGACCCCGAAGGCTTCTCGTTCGCTCAAGCTACGGTCCGCGACTTCATCCTCGATGAGCTCGGTCTGGAGGGCATGGAGATGGAAGAGAAAGCTGACAGGGTCACACCGTGGCGCGGCTAGATCTAAACGATATCCACCGAGAACACGTCAAGGCTATCCTGGACGATGCTAAAGCTAATGGGAAAGAAAAGAAGTCTCACCTACGGCAAGAACTTGTGAGGCTTCACCCCGGGCTAGACGAGCAGACTATCGTTCGTAATGGCAAAGTCTACAAGGCGATAGAATACCTGATAGACGACTTGGGATCGTATGGCGACTAAAGACCTGATCCTAGCAATTCCCCCTCCTGTGGGTGGAGTAAACATCTCCACTGCTATCGACAAACTGCAGCCCATCGAGGCTGAGCAACTTCGCGGGTTTGAGTTCGATGAGTATGGGACCATCGGAGCTCCTCGCGCGCCGAAGAATATCGGCACGATCTCAGGTACTACCAAGATCCTCTCTGCTCACCTGTTCCAGCGTGATAGTGGTGCGACTCAACTGATAGTTCATCTCGATGACGGGTCGCTCCGATACTCTACAGACTTCCTGTCGACTGGTACGACTGCATCCTGGACGACCATTGTCACAGCTATGTCGACTTCAGCGCCCTACTCATTCGCCACGTTCTTGAACAAGGTGTGGATGAGCAACGGTACAAACGATCTCAGGTCATGGGATGGTGCTGCTACAGCGATATTCGCCTCTGCGCCTAAGGGTCGATTCATGGCACTATGGCGCGATACTCTGTGGATGTCAGGAGAAGCAGCAAACCCGCACCGTGTCTACCAGTCAGCTGCCGGTGACCCCACTGTGTGGCCTGCGCTGAACTTCGTTGATATAGAGAAGGGGGTCGGGATCGGTGTCGCTGCAATTTTCGCGGTGGAGTCTGCGCTCATTATCTGGAAACTGGGTAAGACTCACATCATCTTCGACCCGGTAGAATACACCAACCGTGTTATCGACAACAGCAAAGGCTGTGTCTCACACTTCTCTGTGGTAGCCCACAATGGCTTGGTTTACTTCGTGTCTCATCTGGGTGTATGTAGGTTCCTAGGTGATGGACCATCTCAGCTGATCTCAGAAAAGATCCGCCCGATCTTCGACGATCTCTATGTATTTGGCTCTGCCCTAGCTACACCCATTCAGGCAGTAGCTGAAGAGGCTTCGATCTGGGGCTACAGTTTCGAGAACTACGTTGGGTGGTACATTCCTGGTAACTCAATCAGCCAGTATATCAAGTACTTCCCTAACCTCCCAGATCAGCCGTGGGTCTTTGGCTCACCTATGGACTTGACGACGTTGACTGGTCGAGCTTGCCTGATCTCAGTACGTGACCCGGCGAACGTTGAGTACCTCTTCAAGATCGCTAACGTCGGCGGGAGTAATGCTGCTGTGCTGTTCCGTGAATATGGTGATACTCTGTCTGCCACTGTTGCCTGTGAGTGGCGATCGGGGTGGTTTGACTTCGATCAGCCTATGGTGGAGAAGTACATCTCTTTGATGGAGATCCTTCACCGAGGTACGATAGCTGTCACCATCAACCGAGACTACAAGAATGAAGAACAGGGTGGTGAGGATTCTGAGGTCGTTGCTGCTGCACTTACTACTGGCATTACCAAGCTAGTAGTCAGCACGGTGTACCTAGATAACTACGGCTTCGTGTTTCAGATCGTAGTAACGTCTACAGTTGCTGGTGAGACAAAGCAGTTGCTGGCATCCGGCCTCGCATCTGAAGCAGGCATCACAAGGTTCCAGTCATCCATTGCGCGAGTTACCCTACGCGCGCGAGCGCTGACAATGATGCGCCGATGAGTGAAATCTTTCTCCCACTGAAGCCTCGTCCAGGCGAGGATCCTCAAGCTGCTGGTGTCGTACAAGCCAACCTTGAGTTCCTCATGCAGCTTTTCCAGAAAGGCATCAGAGACGGTGATACACTGGTCTGGGACTCTGTGCTTGGGCGATTCATAGCACAAGCTGCTGGTGGTGTCGAAGTCCTCACTGTGCTCCCAACTACAGACTTGAAGCCGGGTAAGGAGATTGTTCTCGTTGACTCACTCTCATCACCTACGTTCAATTGGCACCTGCGCTACAATGCTGATTCTGTATCAAGCTACAAGTGGGAGTGTATCGGTGCTACACCAGCATTTGCAATTGCTACAGGTGATGTGGGTGGCCTCACCAATAACACTTATGCCAACACGTCGGGTGGACCAACAATCACACTGCCCACGGGCGTCGGTGGTGACTTCTTTGTTGCCGTTACTGGGTGTATCGTTATCAGTGCTGCTGGCGGTGATGTAGACCGGGCTATTCTCAGCTACAAGGTTGGCGCTGGTGCGTCTAGTGATTCGTGGGGTATTCGTGTAGAACTGGGTATTACTGACTCTGAGGGCGGTACTACTGGGCAGCAAGTATACCGTCACACCAGTGTTGCAGCAGGTGCTGCTATCGTGTGTCAGGACCGACAAGAAGGTGGCACCTCTCATAGAGTGCTAGGGGCTCGTACTTTGACCGTAACTCCAATCCGAGTAGGCTAAGGAGGTAGGTATGGCGCTAACCGAAAATCTCCGTAGATTGATGGGCTTCGATCAGCCCGGTAATGATGCGGAGGTGAATATCAAGATCAAGCCTCTAACAGCTACAGCGGC